AATTGACACCAGTATTAAGATGAACAAGTGGATCAATGAGATGACTGTGGACATCGGTAAGGGTATTATTAACCTGAACCCTGAGGTGCAGAATAAGATTGTTGCTGGTGTATGGTCTAATATCTACAATAGCATCCTGGGTATTGGCTCTAGTGTTAAAGCACTTGTCGGTAACTTTGGTGGTATTATTGCACAACCTACAGCACACTTTGCTGGTGCATTGATGTCTGCTGATTTGAAAGGTGTTCAACGTGGCTGGGTAGCTTATAGTTCTTTGGGTGAAACACTGCAACGTGCATTGCCTTATGCTGGTGATGTGTTTATGCGTGCATCACGTAATCCTCAGTCCGTAAGTTCTGGTACACGTATTGACCTGCTGCTGCAGTCAGAACGTGAGATGGATTTCCTTAAGAAAGCAGCAACTACTCAAGCAGCTGAAGGTAACAATGGTTTGCAATACATTGTAAATCAAATTGAACTGATGAATGACCTTGCCAAAGACCCTGTGTTGCGGTTTGGTCCTAATGCTATGACTGCAATGGACGGAATGACTGGTGTATTTAATGCATCAGCAGAAGCCAGGTTCCGTGCTATGGATGAGCTAATTGCTGCTGGTAAACCTGTCACTAAAGAAAACGTCAAGCCTATTGCAGATAAGTATTACAGCCAGATGTTTAACTCTGAAGGCTTGCTGCAAGATGATGCAGTTAAGTATGCCACTTCTGAAATGGCACTTAACATCGACACACCTATGGCAAGGGGTCTTGATGATCTGACTAGGATTATCCCTGCAGCTAAACCGTTCATGATGTTTAACGCAACTTCAATGAACACTATTGACATTATGGGTAAGTATGGTCCTTGGGCACCTTTCCAACGTGATGTCAATGAACTTGCTTATGTTCCTCTTAACAACCTGTTGGCAGATGAAAGCCGTGTTAATCAATTGTTGAAGTCTCGTAACTTTGACATTGAAAACATGGATGTCATTGCTAAGCAGGAACGTCTTGCTGATCTTAAGTATATGGCACGTGGTCGTAAAGCCATCGGTGCTCTTGCAATGCTTGGTACTTATAATCTTGTTATGAATGACAGGATTACTGGTGATGGTTTTTACGACAAAGAGACTCAGTCAGCTCGTGTTAAAAACTCTAACTGGAAACCACGTAGCATCAAAGGTGTAGACGGTAAGTACTATTCTTATGCTCAGTTTGGACCGATTGCTGATTGGCTAGCACTTGTCGCTAACATCGGTGATAATTTTGACAGTCTTGGCGAAGCTAAGATGGAAAACCTTAGCCAGAAGATGGCTTTTATCTTGAGTGCTGCTATTACCAACCGCACTACTTTGTCTAGCATCAAACCTTTGATGGACATGACAAGCGGTAATGGTGCTGCTGTAGAACGTTGGGCTGCTGGTTTTGTCAATAGCCTTGGACCTATGGCTTCATTGCGTGGTGATTTCTCACGTATCCTTAGTGAAGGTCTGCTAGAGGTTGAGGCTGATTTTATTTCTCAGCTTGACAACCGTAACAGGTTTGTTGGTGCATTGTTTGACACTAAACAGCCTTTTGTTTACAGCCCTGTTACTGGTAAGAAACCTAATGGCTATGGCATGATGCAGCGTCTTTATAATGCTTACAGCCCGATTCAAATCCATCCTGCACAAACTCCTGAAGAAAAGTTCCTTGAATCTATTGAGTTTGACATCAACACTACGTTTAGAACCAAAGATGGTGTAAGGCTGCTTCCTCAGGAACGGTCTGAGTTGTTCCGTCTTATGGGTGAGCGTGGATTCTTTAAGGATGCTATCACAGAGATTATGCGGGACGCTGGTGATTGGGACAGCATTCAAAAGCTACGTGAACTGCGTAGTCAAGGGTTTAAGTCTGATGAAGTTGGTTTGAAGAAATGGCACGATCTTCATGCTCGTTTGTCTGAAGCAAGGCGTCAAGCAGAAGAAATTGCTTATGCTGAAATGGATGCAGATATGTATGCTGCTATTGAATTGAGGCAAGTTGAGAAAGATCTGCGTGGTGAGTACGCTACAGCAGGTGAAGTTTTTGACCCATCCATCCTTGAAACACGAAAGTAAATTTATTTAACTAATCATGTCATCAGTATGCTCTGCCGTACAAACAATTAAATCTGGAAACGGGTCTCAAACACAATTCTCGTTTGACTTCCCGTATGTTTTTAAATCTGAAATTCACGTTTATTTTTGGAACGTAACTACAAAAGAATACGACGAAGTTCTTACGACAGATGCTACTTATCCTTGGGAAATTCCCACTGCTAACCCAACTGTCGTAAACTTTACAAGTACTGCACCGCCGTCTCCTAGTGATGCTACTGCTAACATTAAGATCCGGCGGATCACTAACATTGACGACATCCAGGCGTTGTTTAACCCTGGATCGGCAATTAGGTCTGATGATCTGAACAGTAACTTTGAGCAGCTGCGGTTTGCTATTCAAGAATCTCTGTGTCCTGATATTACTGAGGCAGAGGTTACTACGTATCTGCAAAACTACTATTGGAATAACTTTGATGAAACTATTACTTCAACTGATACTTGGAGTAGTAGTGATACAAAGATTGCAACTACTGCAGCTATTCAAGGTCAGCTGACTAATATCGATATTAGCCAAATTAAGTCTGACGATATTATAGAAACCAGTGCTTATTCTAGTACTTGGGATAATGAAGACGATAAGATTGCTACTGCTGGAGCACTTGCTGCACGGCATGATGTCGTTGTCAACACAGATTTAAACCCTCCTAGCACTGCACAAGTAGGTAAGCAATGGCTTAGTACTGCAGCTGGTAACCAAGTTCACAAGATTTATGATGGTAGTGGTTGGCGTACTGTTGCTGTTGGTCAACCCTTCAGCCCAGCTACAACCACTATTGTTCGTTATGTAGACTCTACTAATGGTAGTGATGCCTCTGATGTAACCGGTTTCCTGCCTCAGGCACCGTTGCAGACGATTGGTCGTGCCTTGGAGCTTATCAACGCATCTTCTAGTGGTGATGGTAGTTTGATTAAGGTTGCACCTGGTGTGTACCAAGAGACTCTGCCGCTGCGTATTAAGAAGAACAACATCTCGATTGTTGGTGAGTCGATGCGTAGCTGCTTTGTGCATCCTACGGTTGCGACTGAAAACAACGATATGTTTGAGGTTGATAGTGGTTCTTATATTGCTAACCTCACCCTGCTTGGTCTTAAAGTTCCTACAGCTGATCAAGGTACACGTAACAACAGCCTTGACAATGATTCGACGTATGGTTTGCCTAGCAACCAACCGTTCTCTGTTAGGTTCCGTACTGACGTAGCCCCTACTATCCTGAAGAGCCCGTACATCCAAAACTGTACCCACTTCAGTGATGCACACTTTGACAACGCTAACTTTGATCCTAACACCTTCCCGTCTACTGATGCTCAAACTTATAGTGCAGTAGCAGGTGACGAAACCTCTGCACCTTGTGGTGGTGGTTTGCTTATTGACGGTTCTGCTGTTAGTTCTAGCAGCCCTGTCCGTAGTATGGTTGTTGATGCGTTCACTCAGATTTGTCTGGATGGTCCTGGTGTTCTTGTTACCAACAATGGCTATGCACAGCTTGTGTCATTCTTTGGTACGTTTACGCACTACCATGCTAAGGCAAAGAATGGTGGTACGATTAACCTGAGTAACTGTGTTAGCGATTTCGGTCGTTATGGCTTGATTGCTGATGGCAAGAGCCCTAGCCCTATCGCAACTTCTAGCATTACCTCTCCTAGTGTTGGGGCTGGTAATGGTGCTACTACAGTAACTATTGGTTCTATTACTACTGCTGCTAGCTATCACGGTGATGTTAACCTGCCTTCTGATTACATGATGATCACCATTGATGGTGTTGATTATGGTATCACTGGTAGCACAGTTAATGGTTCAGGGTTTGATGTAACTCTTAGCTCTCCTCTTACTTCTAACATTACGAGTGCTAGTGTTGATCTTGCACTGCGTTCTTATATTAGTACTGGTGGACATACCTTTGAATTTGTTGGTGTCGGTACTGACTACGGTGATCATCCTGATAACGGTGGTGTACCTGTTGAGGCTAACCAAGTCATTGAACTTAATGGTGGTAAGGTTTGGCAATCAAGTACTGACCATGTTGGTAAATTTAAAGCAGGTAGTGTTCTTGTCGTTGATCAAGTTGCAGAGACTGTAGACCTCAAAGACACCACTGTAACTGGTAACATTACGGTTACTGGTACTGTTGACGGTCGTGATGTAGCTACTGATGGTACCAAATTGGATGGTATTGAGGCTAACGCTGATGTCACTGACGCGACTAACGTTGATGCGGCTGGCGCTGTGATGAACAGCGATACTTCAACAACTGCTATGCAGTTTGTTGTTGATGAAGATAATATGTCTTCTAATTCATCCACAAAAGTACCAACTCAGCAATCAGTTAAAGCTTATGTTGATGCTGAAGTTGCTAATGTTGTTGACTCTGCCCCTGGCACTCTTGACACCTTAAACGAACTGGCAGCTGCTCTTGGAGATGACGCTAATTTTTCCACTACCGTAACCAACAGCATTGCTACCAAGCTTCCTCTTGCAGGTGGTACAATGACTGGCAACATTGTCATGTCTGGATCTCAAACTGTTGATGGCCGAGATCTTTCTGTTGACGGTGCTAAACTGGATGGTATTGCAACTGGTGCAACTGCATACAGTGATACTGATGTAGACACACATCTCAATACCTCTACGGCTAGTGCTAATGAAGTGCTTAGTTGGACTGGTACTGACTATGATTGGGTTGCTCAATCTGGTGGTGGTGGTGGTGACGCTACAACTTTGGATAGTCTTGATTCCACTCAGTTCCTCCGTAGTGATGCTGCTGACGTTAAGACCTCCGGTAACCTGACCTTTAACGATAGCGTACGGGTTGAGTTTGGTACTGATTCTGACGCATATCTATACCACAACGGATACAGTTTAGTTTTTGATAATCTTGTTGGAAGCTTTTATATCAGAAATTTGTCCGATGACAGAAGTATACATCTACGCACCGATAATGGTACTGGTTCTATTATAGATTACGTCGTTTGTAATGGTACTACTGGTGAGGTTGAACTTACCCATTATGGTGCTGAGAAGTTAGCCACCAAATCTACTGGTATTGACGTAACCGGTAACATTACCGTCTCTGGTACCGTTGATGGTCGTGACGTGGCCGCCGATGGCGCACTGGCTGCTAGTGCCGTTCAACCTGGTGACAATGTTTCGGCTCTTACTAATGATGCTGGATACCTAACCGCTGGTACTATTGACGCTGCCACTCTGGATAGTCTTGATTCTACTCAGTTCCTTCGTAGTGATACCGCTGACACTAAAACTTCTGGTGATCTAAATTTTAGTGATAACATAAGTGCTACGTTTGGTAATGGCTCTGATTTAGATATTTATCACAATGGGGCGAACAGTTATATAGATAACGACCTTGGTAGTCTTAACATCCGTCAGTTTGCCGCTGATAGAAACGTTACTATCAAAGCCGACAACGGTAGCGGAGCCCCTGTTTCTTACTTTGAAGCTGATGGTGCTAGTGGTGAGGCTCAGCTTTTTCATTATGGTAGTCAAAAATTAAATACTATCCCTGACGGTATTGAGGTAAGCGGACTTTATCTTAGCCCTGGCCTTGGTGCATCAAGTTTAAATAGCTACACCGTTGACCTTAGCTTATCAGGTTTCTGGATTACTAGTATTAATGCTAACACTACTCTTACATTTACTAATCCTCCCGCTAGCAACAAATATGGTGGTTTTGCTTTACTAATGAATTATAGTAGCGGTGTAGTGACTTGGCCTACAACTGTTAAATGGCCGGACGATACTGCCCCAACTTTGACTGCAAGCAAAAAACACATGTTTGTATTCACCACCACTGATGGCGGTTCCGTGTGGCGGGGCGCTTATCAACTTAATTACGCATCATAAGGTATTATATGAATACTATTTTATCTTTACTGGCAAGCATATCTCCCGTGTCTGAGACTGATGTTGATGTTGAGTTTGTCACAAGCGCCACACAAGTCATGAGTACGACATCAACAGCAACGACGTTTACCTTAAGTGGTATTCAGGCTAATGATGTAGTCTTTTTTTCACACGTTTCCGATGGCACCACTGCTGCCACGCTTAAAAGTAACACTAGCGACCTTTCTTCCTGGACTGAATTTGTTGACAATACTTTAACAGATATCAATGGCCTGTCGCCATCGACCAGCGCGCCTGGAAGAAGTATTTTTTACAAAGTTGCTACTGGTACCTCAGAGTCAGTCAACTTAACTTACATACCAACAGGCGATCCAGCCGAATACGCCTGTGTAATGTTTGCTTTTCGCGGACTTAATACAACAAACCCTATTGTTTCACCTAATCTAACTTACGTTATATCAGCTACTAACATAACAGTTGCTGCACGAAGTAGTCCTTCATATGACACCTACAACATAGCGTGGCATTTTCATGATGATGATGAAGATGCTGTACTGGGTCAGCCTACTGGATATACCCAAATTGCACAGATCAGGTCTAACACGGATACTAGCGATGCTGGAACAATCGCTATTAGCTACGCAACTGTAGGTGCCAACAGCTTAATGAATTCTCGAACCTTCACGACTACACAAATTGACGCAGGTCAAGTTATTGATGCTTTTCTGGTGCCAAGTGGTGAGGACGGTGTAGCACCAACAATCACTGGTAGTACAACTGTAAAAGCAGCTGCTGGTGGTACTGCTGTTGCTACCTATTCCGCAAGTAAAACTGTTACTTGGAGCCTAGAAGGGGATGATGCTTCATTGTTTAGCATATCCTCTGGTGGTGTTGTTACTTACAACTCAGCAAGCACTATCGGAGAATACAATATAAGAATAGTAGCGACAGACGCGACCAATCTAACTAGCAAATTAAATGTTCTTGTATATGCGTACGTTGTTGGAACATCTGGAGGTGGGATTAGCCTAGTAACTTCTACTTCTGGAGCAACTAGCACAACTGCTGACACAACATTCTCCTTAACGGGAATTCAATCAGGTGATGTGGTATTTCTTGTTGGATGTTCTGACAGCGCAAGTTCTAGTGACATGAACTTTCATGGCAGTTTAAGTACTAATGGCTGGACACAAGAAACTATCCAGCTATACGGTAGCAGCTCTCCTTATATTAACGTTTGGTATAAAGTTGCTACAGGTACTTCTGAAAGTGTGACATTTACCCTAGACGCAAACGCCGGTGAGCGTCTGGCTATTTCAATGTCTGCCTGGAGAGGGGTTGATAATACAGAACCAGTACTTCTATTTTCAGGATTAGCTACTACCAGTTCGGGCACTACTGTAACTATTCCTGCGTTTTATAACTATTCGGAAGGTGTTGCTTTACTTATTGCAGGTCTAGATGATGACGCCTCAAGTGTTACTACAGGACCTACAGGTTATACTGAGCTTGTCGATCAGAATGCTGGATCTGGAGGCAGTTCAGCTACGCTGGGTATATTTTATAAAAATGTTGTTGGTAACACAGATGAAGCGCAAACACAAGTAGTGTTTGGCAGTTCCGACAGCCATGAAGGCTGGACTTACATTTTAAACCCTGACTAATTTAACTTTTAACATATGAAACTCGCAAAAGTAAACGAGGGAAACGAAGTACTGGAATACCCTTGCTCTGTTCTTCAGGTCAGGCGTGAATTTCCAAATGTAAGTTTTCCTGATTCTATTACCCAAGATTGTTTGACATCTTATGGGTATGTTATTGTCAAAGAAAACAAACCACCAAAAGGTGGTGATCAAACCCTTTTTGATCTTGTCTCAAACGCTGAGTACATTAACGAAGAGTGGGTTGAGATGTGGAGCCGCTCTGCTGTGTCAGAAGAAGAAACAGCAGCTAGGGTTCAAGCAAAACTTGTAAGTGTTAATTACAGAGGTTTTTGGAAAGCTTTTATCCGAAGCAACTCATACAATACTCTAAAGACTGCTGCTGCCGCTGACTTGGCTTCAAATGTTCTAGCAACAGAACTAATCAGTGTATTCTCTGACGCTAAAACCGGTAACTTAGATGTAGAAGCTATGCAAACCGGTATTAGCGAAGCACTTACCGCACTGGAAACAGCTGATCCTGCATTGAAAACAGAAACAGAAGGACTGCTTAGGTCCTACGGCATGGATTATTACTTGCCCTCCTAAATTATACAAATCTATTCACCATGATTACTCTTATCCGTCCAATTCTTTTTGCTTTCCTTCAATCTGATCAAGTCAAGCGTCTTATTGTTGACCTGCTGACTAAACTGGCTGAGTCTACTGATAATGAAGTTGATGATGCTGCTGTTGAATTCATTCGTAACGGGTTGTTCCCTTCTAAATAATGGAGTTTGGTGAGCCACCGGTACTACCGTCTCTAAGGCTCCCTGAGCCCCTTGTTTTACCCCGTCCGGTACTGGAGGTCCCAAGAGCGGATTTGCCCTCTTACAAGCCGCTTGTGGTGCCTCCTAGCGACCTTAGACCACCTCCGGGTGTCAAGGGTAACGCAAAAGATGAGGCACCTACCCCTAAACCAGTATTACCTCCTATCAAAGCACCTGATGTTAATTATATTCAAGTGCCTATACTTGATAAGGAAGTACCTCTACCTTCTACTGAAATTTTAACTACTGCAGGCACCACAGCTGTTGTGTCTGTAGCCACCACTTTGACTGCCACCTCTTTGTTCAAATACCTTGTAACGGTTTTTAAACCTGTATTAAAACAATCATGGAGCAAGTTAACCAAGACAAAAAACCAATCTTAAAAAAACTGAAAGAACATCACGAGGAGATCGAGTTTTTAGCAACTTTTGTTCGACTTGGTGTTGTGGTCTGGAGTGGTTTTATTATCACTCTTAATTACGTAGATCTTCCAATGATTAAAAAAGGTCAAAGCGGCGGAGACATAACATTTGTTGCTAGTGTTTTTACTGGTGCACTTGCTACATTCGGACTCAACACATCTAACAATCGGAGCAACAAAGCAAACGAACCTAAAAAAGAATCATGAAAAAAATTTTACTCCTTCTCTTTTTGGCTAGCCCTGCTGCCGCTCAAACTGTAACCCCGAACTTTACTCAGGGTTCAATGCAATCCACTACTACTTCCACTGTTGATATTAGCCGTAGTATTGCTACTAATGTTTATGGTGGTGATTATTCATCATGGTCTGGAACAAACGTAACACCCAGCGGAGACATCGCAGATCCCACAACTACATACTCAGTGACCAATTCCGGAGAACAGTTTCAACTGGAAATCGTGAATCGTGCGGCGGGAGTCGTCGAGGACGCTCTGGTCACCGAAACCATTCAACAGGTTTCTACTACTACTTCCTTGTCGGTCTTCTCTCAATAGTAAACCCTGCTTACGCAGAAGATCCTAAGGTACAGAATACATCAAATCCCGTGGCAGCAGCTACGGGTAATGTGACTAATCAGGCGGTGCAATTCCAAAACAATGGAGCACCGTCTCGTCAATACTTTGCAGCCAATAATAGTTGTAATGGAGCCACAATGCAATTCTCGCCCTTTTATTTGGGCAACGATACTATTCCTTACGACAACACTGGCTATGTACGTAGCAATAACTATGGCTTACAGCTAAACTTTGCTGTACCTCTAGACGGTGGTATGATTGAAACTTGCAAAGCTATTGCACGTAAACACGAACAAAAAATGCGTCTTGATTACGAACTTGTTCGTGCACTTAAATGTACAGAAATTATGAAAGCTGGGTTTACTTTTAGACCTGGTAGTAGAGTAGAAGTTCTGTGTCACGACATTGTGCCTATAGTGTCTCTTACCAATGAAAAAGAAAGCAACTGAAGACCAGTTTAACGAGCTGCATAATCTAGTTACGAAGGAGTTCCTTGCCCGTATTAAATCGGGTGAGGCTTCTACAGCTGATCTTAAAGCAGCTTGCGACTGGCTTAAAACAAATGACATCAGTGGTGTTGCTATGGATGGCAATCCACTGTCTAAACTGGCAGCAGTGATGCCCCAAGTAGACCCTGAGCTTGTACAACGGAGGTTACATGGCTCGAACGTCTAAATACAGCGGTGCAAAATACGCTAACGGTAACTATAAGTCGTATCAAAAAGAATACGACGCCTCTAAACTGCAGATCAAAAAACGAGCTGCACTAAATAAAGAAAACAGAAAACGGGGAACCTATGGCAATGGTGACGGTAAAGATGTATCACACAAAAAGAATGGTAAAACATTTCTTGAAAAAGCATCTAAAAACCGAGCACGTAAAGGCCGAGCATGACCCCACTACTTCCAACTCCTGACGACTACCTCTTTAACTTAATAGCCATGACCTCACCAGAAGCCAAGCGCCTGTGGAGGCGCTCTATTAAGGAACACTTTGACCATACATGTATTTATTGCGGAAAAACTTATGACCTTAGTCAGTTATCTATCGATCATGTTCATCCTAGGTCTCGCGGTGGGCAGGATGTCGCAACGAATGTCGTATGTGCCTGTACCCGTTGTAATCAGGAGAAAGGAAGTGCCCACGTCCTTGAATGGATGAGGGCAACATTTGGAGTCAATCGGCTCCGTGAAAAAGTTTTATTGGAGCATATTATGTAATGGCTAACAAAGAAGCCCTTAAATTTCAAGAAGCGTTAGCTAATAAAATTAAAGCATGGGAACAAACCGAAGATTTTGCTGCTGGTAGTAGTAATAGACAAAAGTTAAACAGAAGTCTTAACCTATTGCTAGGTAGTGATCCGGAAGTTATTGTAGACATGTTGGGTGGAGACTTTGTGCCAGATGACCCGCGAGAAGCTATGAACCTTATTAGGGGTCTTGATCTTAAGACCCTTAAGTCAATGGAGATCCTTCCTTTAAAAGGTTTGGGTGATAAGCTTGTAGGTCACCATGAAATTGCTGCCAACACTTTAGGTGAACCTCTTAGGTTTATGAAGCCAACAGAGAGGCTTGATGTTTATAAAGGTTTGGCTGATATGGGCCAGCGTTATGGCATGGACCCAAAACAAATCTTGCTAATTGCCGATTCAGTTCACAAAGACATTGCTCATGGTGGTGATTTTAGTGGTAAAAAAACTGGAGTATTGCTGCCGTATATTATTAATGAAACTGGTACTGAGTTTCTTAAAAGGTTTGAGGCTTCTATTGGAAGTCAATTGGATATGGCGAGTAAGGCTGTTAACGCACCTATTACTCAGAACTATTACCAAGCCATTAACGCTGTTGAAGCGCAAATCGGTTTGCCAAAAGGAAGCCTTATTAGCCCTGAAACACCTTTAAGTTTAAAAGGTGCTGCTACAAATTTACTTAAACCGGTTGCTGATCCTTTACGTGACATTGCTAAATCTGGCGAAAACATTATTGAACGTGCTACAGAAGTTGTTCAACAGGGTCAGTATAGCAAAAGGTCGGTAAATACCTTTATGGATATAGTGCAACAAAACGGTGTTGTTAAACTGGTACAAAAACCTCTTGCGTTTGGTGCTGCATTTACAGGATTAGGTATTATTGGTGATGTTGGTTCTGTTCAAGCTGCTGTAACAACCCCACGTACTGATGATATGGCTCAAACAGAGCGTGACATTAGTGGTCTTGGTGGTGTCGCAGGTTTGGCTTCCCTTGCACCTGCATTAGCTCCAGTAGCTGCTCCTATGGCAATTGGATTTAGCGGCGGTGCTGCTCTTATTAACTTAAGCGCACAGCGTAGAAAAGAACAAGAAAAGACACGCCAAATTATGGATCCAGAGTATAGAATATCTATGCCTGACAATGCTGTAATCACTAGAACCAAACCTAAACTACCTACGTCCTTTACAGGTCGTTTGTAAATATAACTTATGGATACACTAGACCTCTTGAGAGGTGATTTCAAGCTCTTCCTGCAGGCTCTGTGGGCGGAGCTTGATCTACCCAACCCTACACGTGCACAATATGCAATCGCAGACTATCTTCAGCATGGACCTAAACGTCTTCAAATACAAGCTTTCCGTGGAGTGGGAAAGAGCTGGATTACTGGAGCCTTTGTTCTGTGGACGCTTTTTAATGACGCTGAAAAAAAGATCATGATTATTTCGGCTTCTAAAGAACGAGCTGACAACATGTCAATTTTTCTACAGAAGCTAATTATTGAAACTCCCTGGCTGGTGCATATGCGCCCTAAATCCGATGACTCTCGTTGGTCCCGCGTTTCTTTCGACATTCTTTGCTCCCCTCACCAAGCACCTTCTGTTAAATCAGTGGGTATTACAGGTCAGCTTACCGGTTCTCGTGCTGACTTGATGATTCTTGACGACATCGAAGTTCCTGGTAACTCGATGACAGAAATGATGAGAGAGAAGCTTCTACAACTCTGTACAGAAGCTGAATCTATCCTTACACCTAAGGAAGACTCTCGTATTATGTACTTAGGTACACCCCAGACTACCTTTACGGTCTATAAGAGGCTTGCAGAACGGTCATACAAGCCGTTTGTTTGGCCTGCACGGTATCCACGTAAGACAAGCAATTACGAGGGGCTTCTAGCGCCTCAGCTGGTCGAAGACATCGAAAACGGTGCTGATAAGTGGGAACCAACAGATGACCGTTTTGATAACGACGATCTAATTGAACGTGAAGCGTCAATGGGTCGTAGCAACTTTATGTTGCAGTTCATGCTAGACACCTCACTTAGTGATGCTGACAAATTCCCCCTTAAATGCGCAGATCTTATCGTTACCTCTGTTAACCCTAAGTCTGCTCCTGAGTCCGCCGTCTGGTGCTCAGACCCACAAAATGTTATCAAGGACCTCCCCACTGTCGGACTACCTGGAGATTATTTCTACAGTCCAATGCAGCTCCAGGGGGAATGGGACTCTTACACTGAGACAATCTGCAGTGTTGACCCGTCGGGTCGTGGATCGGATGAAACGACAGCGGCTTATCTCTCCCAACGTAACGGTATCCTGTACTTGCACGAAATGCGTGCTTACCGAGACGGATACAGCGACAACACACTTCTGGACATTCTAAAAGGTTGTAAAAAGTATGAAGTATCTAAACTTGTGGTGGAAACTAACTTTGGCGATGGTCTTGTTAGCGAGCTTTTCCGTAAGCATCTACAGCAGACAAATCAAAGAGTGGATGTTGAAGAAGTCCGTGCAACAGTTAGAAAAGAAGATCGAATCATTGACTCCCTTGAACCCGTCCTCAATCAACACCGACTCGTTATCGACAGATCAGTTATTGAATGGGACTTCAAATCTAACCCCGACGAAGCTCCTGAACGTCGATTGATGTACATGCTCTTCTACCAAATGAGTAGAATGTGTCGTGAGAAAGGTGCAGTTAAACACGACGACAGAATTGACTGTCTTGCTCAAGGTGTCCAATACTTTACAGATGCTATGGGTATTAGTGCCCAGGAAGCTATCAAAGAACGTAAACGTATGGAGTGGAATCAGATGCTAGAAGACTTTATTGACGACCCACAATCCTCTGCAAATCACATGGTTTTGGGTATGAATTACGAGCAAAGACAACAAGCAAAAGGTAACGGTAAGAACTCAGTCCCTAACTGGGTTTAGGGCGGTCCCACATCTATACAGGAGAAGGGAAGGGTGGACCCGACTCCTGCGGAGGAAGGAACTCGTGTCTAACGACACTCCTTCCTTCTTTACTAGATGATTCGTTTCCGTTCATCCTGTAAGTACTACCACCAACTACGTTAACCACCTCTTACATGTATCATACAGTATCATTAGTACATACCACCCCAGATGCTGAACAACTTATAGCGTATATGGCTAGGGTATCTAACCCCGCTAATCAAGATAACCCCGAGTCAGAACGTTTGATTAGGTACTTGATTAAACATAAACACTGGTCACCTTTTGAAATGGTGAATATGTGCGTACAGATAGAGACAACCCGAAGTGTTGCTGCTCAAATCTTACGTCATCGGTCCTTTTCCTTCCAAGAGTTTTCCCAAAGGTACGCTCAAGTGGCGGAACCCGCCGTTATCCCCCAACTGCGGAGACAAGATACTAAGAATAGACAGAATAGTATTGATAACTTAGATCCAGTTACAGTGGATGAGTTTAATATCAAGATGAATAGCTTGTTTGAGCTTAGTGAGAGCCTCTATAATGAGATGTTGCAAGCAGGTGTGGCTAAAGAGTGCGCTAGAGACGTTTTACCGCTCTCAACACCCACTAAGATGTATATGAACGGTACTTTACGCTCTTGGTTGCACTATTGTGACCTTAGATGTGCTAATGGTACCCAATATGAACATAAATTGATCGCTGATCAGGTTAAAGGCTTGATTGAACAGGAGTTTCCTACGATTTATGCTGCTATGTTCTGCTAATGGTTGTTTGGAGCGTCGTTTGGATGAACGTTATCCTGCTGATAGCGGTCTTTTACATCATATACCTGGTCTTAAATTTTGACAAAAATTTGTGAACCCTCTTTTATAATAAGAATTACAAATAAATCCCCCATTGGGGGTATTATAAATACAAATTAAATTGTTGTCGATATTATTATATGCCCGCTCGCTACGCTCGCTCTACTAACGAACCAGGATTGCGCTGTGCAAATATATTTTTTACTGTGCAATCGGGGAGCGAGCGCGTAGCGCGAGCGGCAAACAGTTAGTGTTAATTAGTGAGTCAAGTTCTCCACAGGTTGTGGAAAAAGGCGAAGCCATCTGTCTGCGCATATTAGCGTATCTTATCAATAATGATAAGCAGTGCTAATCGTAGAACGCTTGACATGCGCAGTGATCCGTGCAATACTATGTGTATTCCAACGGAGGTTACATGCGACTCATCGAAGAACAAATGTGCAGTGCAGTTATTAACAAGAATGACTGGCGTAAAGACAACACAGAGGTGATGTATTCTCCGTCACGTGATGTGTGCTGTGTATACTTGCACAAGAATCTTATCGCTACCATTGATAACAACAGCGTTGAGATTTATGATGGTGGTTGGCAATCAAACACAACTAAATCACGACTCAATGCTATCATCAAGATGTTGTGCAATCCTTACACACAAGGTGTATTTCAAAAGGATTATGAGTGGTTCATTCGTGATAACGATGAGACTGTAGATTTCCAACACGGTTACACCTTCGAGCGTGTTTGATGATGAGCAAAGTTAAACTCAAAGATGTCACATTCACACGCGGCAGTAAACCAATCAAAACGCTGTTGTGGTGTAACACACAGAAACGTGCTAAGCGTAACAAACCAGCCAAACTAAACGGCATTGTTGTCACTAACTCAATCGAGGTATTCCATGATGTGCGATGAGAACATCACACTGACATCTAAGCAAGAACTTTACGACAAAGAAGTTGACGTGCTCTGGTATGGTGGTGTTAACGACTGCCACAACATTGGCATGAGTTTCAGTTACTTTGCAGCGTACCTCGAAGCAATCAATCACGAGTGTGACGACTGGCAAAGCGCACACTGACGCTTGACTTTCCACCTCATCTCTGCCATACTAACTGCATGAACAAAACACCAATCCGCTTCAACTCCAACGGCGTCTATGCTTCTGATGCTCGCCTTGCTAGCATTGCTGCTGAGTGCATCGCTGCCGAGCGTGCTGCTGTTGCTGCTCGTCGTGCTGCTCTTGCTGCCGGTGCGCAGGAATCCACCTGGTTAGTCAATTGGTAAGGTGTCCACTACCTCTTGACTTTTCACCTAATCTCTGCAATACTAAGAACATGCTCAACCGTTCCGATCTCATCACCGCAGTGCTCAACGACTACGCTCAGATGTGCGCAGACGACCCGTCCGACGACGACCTCAGTCTTGACGCATACCGTGCACAACTTGACGCATACACTGACGATCAGTTGTTGCGCGAGTGTTGTGTAACTTTCGACGACGACTACACCGTTGACGACTACATTCAACAACACACCTGATTGTTACACTGAGCGCATACGTGCGTTCACTGTAGCATTCATCGCTACTCTTTTCACCTTACAAATTCACACATGATTCGCATTCCTGTTCGTACCTCTGACGCCGTAGATTCTATGGTTGTTGATCCTATCCGTGGTAAAGTCATTGCTACATTTAGCAGCGGTACTTACGAGTATCACGGTGTATCTCGCCGCGCTATTCTTAATCTTCTCGCTAACCCTAACATGTCGTTGGGTTTGTGGATCAATGAGAATGTTCTTGCCAAACAGTATCACAACTACGTGCGACTGCATGACATGAACAAAATGGCATTCGACTACGCTTGATGTTTACCTTGAGGGGATTCGTCCCTTCAATGTAGACTTCACGTCTACGATTATCCACCTTATTTCACATACACAAATGTTCTTCATTCCTGCTGCTCGTAACACCATCAAATCCTCTTCTGTTGAGCAACTTGAGATCTCTCCCGCAACTAACCAAGCATTGGTAACGTTCAAGGGTGGCAATCAGTACCTCTACAGCAACATCGCAGAGGATGCACTGTTCGACGTTATCTTCTACAATGTCAAGTCTTTTGGCAAGTGGGTTAACGAGCACTGCAAGAACGCTGAGGGTGTCGCTTGCTTCCCAATCGCTGCCTGAGATTCTTGTCACTAATCAAACAACACATTTACAACACTTCCATGCAAACTCTTGAAGCAACTATGACTGACATGCAAGAGGCAGTCTCTAACATTCTGGAGACAGATGCACTGCATCAAATTGACATGTTTATTGCTGAACTGCGTTCGCACGGTATCGACAACGTTGAGCAACTTGAGGAGGCGTATAGTGGTTGTTTCCCGAGTGTTGAGGCATTCAGTGAGAACTTTATCGAAGATTGTTACGATGATGCACTCGATGCCATGCCAACATTTCTGCAAACTGCTGTAGATTATGAGATGGTATGGCACCAGAGTTTGCAATATGATTTCACTGAAATCTATTTTGATTATGAGTACTACATCTTCAATCGTAACGTTTAAGTAACACATAGCGGCGCAATCGTCGCGTTCAGTAACAGATAGGCGGCATTATTGTCGCCTCTCTTTGTGACTCACATTCATCACATTCACGCATCCCAAGGACGCAGCTATGATCTGG